TATTAGAAATTATTTGTTCTAATGACATTATTTTTTTTTTGTCACCTTTTTCCAGGTCATTATTGGTTTGTCGGGTATTATATGACATTTTATTATATATGTTGATATGGTTATATATGTTGATATTTGTTGATATGGTTATATATGTTGATATTGTATATGTTTAATATTTTTATTAGTTCAATTTTATTTGCCCAAACTTTTCGGAATACATAAACCAGATTTAATATAACAACTTTGCTTTCTACCAAAACTATTTTTATTTTTTCTCAAAATACAAAATTTATTATTATTTTCTTTAAAAATTGGTGCGGTGTTGGTATATAAAGAAACAGGGTAATTTCCGTTAACGGCATTTGGTTTACTAGAACTATTAAACGAACCTGTATTATTTTTTTTTGTTGAAACTATATTTTTTGTAATTTTTGATTGTGATTTCAAGATGGTTTGGTATTTTAAACGATTTATTCTCGATCCACCAGATACAGCTCCTTGTTTTGAAAATTTTGGATTTCTTTTTTTATACACTGCTATCGCATTATTATTTTTAGTGTCGCATGGTGAAATACCAACATATTTAATATCACAATCGACTATCTCGTTAACATCGCCACAACCCAGACGACAATTCGGAACGCAATCAGGGGTTTGATTGTTTTTTTTGGGGTTATTTTTTATCGTATTGTTAGCAATATCAGTTATTATCGCTGTAGAATTATGAGCTGCTGTGGCAAATTCACTACCGCATTTGCCATTTACCGGTTTATTTGAAAGAAAATTAAAATTTAATTGTTTAAATGTTCTTATTCTTCTTTGTAAATATTGAGAATAATATTGATTGTAAACAGGATTTCTAATGCCTCTTCTATTATATGCTATATAAGTTGGAGGTTTATTAGTATAACATCCTTTGTTTCCTATAAAATTACCATTTTCATCTTTCCCGTCACAGCTCTTTGACCAATTATCTTTATATAACGTATTAGTTGGGTCATTAATACAAACAGTGTTAGGTTGAATTTCACTGGTTTCCAAATTATTGTTATTTGGTAATAAAATGTATTTTCTGTAACCCGAAATAGGATTTCTATAGCTTGAAGGATTACAACAGTTTGTTATCTTTCCATTTTCTTTTGTTATCTGTGCTTTTGTAATACATTTGACACCTGAAGTTTCATTGGCACAATGAATATCAAACTGAGTATTTTTTTTAACATATCTTTTCAATTCGGGCACTGTTGAATTAAAAGTATCAGGAATTCTATGCCCTTCTTCATCTAAATTTGTAGTTCTTTTATTTTTATATTTAAATGTTCTCATTATATTTACAATACATTTAAATATAAAAAATTATTTCGTAGAATATAAAAAATTATTTCGTAGAATTAAAAATAATATCTGCGTTTTTCATACTAAACCCATTTCTATTATTTTTTCTCTCTATAAATTCGATAAAATTATGTGGGATATTAAATGGTCCTTCCTCAAATAAAACCGATTTTAACGATGATTTTGTAGTGAATTGTAATAAATTTTTATCTTCACTTATTTGTATTGGTGTCTCTGGGTTATTTATTGGCAAAATAGTGCTTACTTTTTCGAAAGCAAAATTAATATCAGTTACTTCTATTGCTACATGATTTATATTGTTTCTGTGTACTAAGGTCCAAGCTAAGTATTGATTTTTTTCCCATATTTCTCTGTATAATTTATATGAAATAATTGAATCTGGATTTTTAATGTGAAAATCTATTTTGTCTATATCTATGTTTGAATTAATTAAATTGGGGTCATTTTCAACACCTTTATATGTAGAAATAAATAATTTGGGTTTGCCATAAAATCTTTTATCCATCGAATCATTGTAAATATTTTTATTTTCGATATTATCCCACCATTCGGCGTATACGTGATGATTTGTAAATCTAAATCTATCATTCATTAATTTAAAGTTGGAATGTTTTTTAATATAAGTATGAGAAACCAAATCATTTTTAAAAGTTCTATGAGCTATATGGTCTAATTTCATAGATTTTTTTTTAAAAATTTCATTAAAAACAAGATTTACTAAATTTGTATTATTATTTACGTATTTTTTTAAATAGTTCATATATTATAATAAATAATATATTATATTTTACTAAAAAATTAATTAGAATATTTTAAACATAGTATAAAATATTCTCTATATTATTGTAAATGAAATATTTTTAATTTTTTCTGGGTATAATGTTTGTCATATTATCCAATGTATTTAATTTTTGAATTGTATTTTGAAAATTGGTTGTTTTATCACATATAGAATTATTAAATAAATAATTAGTTTTTGGAGTTATTTCGTTTTTTTTTATTTGTAGATATATAATATTTATTTTTTCTTTAATGTTTTCTATTGTTTCTTGATTCTGTTTTTTATAAATGGGATTGCTAATACTCGCATTTTCAGTAAACAAGGAAATAGCAAAATAAATTAAGAATTTTCTTTTTTTCTTTGAGCCAGATTTATATCTAATTGAAAATATATTCAATAATGATTTAACAATTTGAGTAAATCCTTTCTTTTTTAAAGAGAGATTAAGAAATATATCCCATATCATCCAAACCGTATCATTTTTGAATTTATGTTCTACAGGAGCAAATTCTCTTGTTTGACAAGAAAATTTTATTTTTTTTGCTTTTTTAGCCAAAGTTTCAAATTCAAACATCCATTCCACCCAATAACAACACATCGCTACATTTTTCGTTTCACTTAAATGATATACAAATTCATTTAACGCTATATAGAATTCTTTTGGATCATCAGTTTTAAAAATAGTTTTGGCATATTCCACATTATTCGCTTTTAGTTTATCGGTCAATTCAATGGTTTCAAAATCAGTTTTCTTTACTTTATGACTGGTGAATTGGTGTTTTTTATTAGATAAACATAAAATACACATAATTTCAGCAAATAATTTTCTTATTTTTATATTATTTCTTAAAACCAGTTCATTGCCATTATGTTCATCATTAATGATATCTTTAAAATTTTCGTATCGTAGATCTATATAACGCGGTAAATTGGGATTTCCTAAATGAATGTATTTACTACAATATAAAATAATCATTTCCCAGACATCCAGATAATGACCAGCGCAAATGTATTCTCCGCACCAATAACATGATTGTTCTATTTTCCCATCAATTAAACTATTTAGTAATTCTTTTTTAACAGCACTTTTTTTAAATCCAGAGAACGTAATACCCTTAAATTCATTTATTTGTCTTTTGTCATTAATTTCAGCCATATTTAATAAAATTAAATATAAAAAATCTATTATTATTACATAATAATAATGTTTAAAAAAATAAGTAAAATTACTGTCAAACAAATAAAAACATTTAATAAAACATCCAATTGGTTCAAGATACTTGTCGCTTTGCTCGTCGTATTATTTTTATTTCATTTATTTACAACAAAAAAAGAATCATTTGTTCAAAAAAAAAAATTCATTGTAAAGGAAAATACAGCTGTATATGATAAATTTTATAGCGAAATATACGATGATTTAATATTTGATAAAGTAAAAAATGAATACGAGGTCGGGGAAATCATTAATATAACACATCCAACAAACGAAAGTAGAATTTTAGATATCGGGTCGGGAACAGGTGAAATTGTTTCGTTGTTTAATAAAAAAGGTTATAAGGCAGAGGGAATTGATATATCGCCCGCTATGATTAAAAGGTCGCATGAAAAATACCCTCAACTAAAATTTTTAGAAGGTGATATGACCAAATCTATTCATTTTCAAAGCAATTCTTTTACTCATATTACCAGTTTGTATTTTACAATTTATTATATCAAAAATAAACTACAGTTTTTTCAAAATTGTTATGACTGGTTGATGCCCGGAGGATCATTGGTCATACATTTAGTAAATAGAGATAAATTTGACCCTATTTTAAATGTAGCTGATCCACTTGTATGGGTATCTCCTCAAAAATATGCTAAAAAAAGGATCACTTCTTCTCTTGTTAAATTTAAAGATTTTCAATACAAAGCAAATTTCGATTTTTATAAAGAAAAAAATTTAGCCGAATTTACAGAAACGATGACAGATGATAAAACAAAAAACGTAAGGAAAAATATCCATAATCTTTACATGCCAACTCAGAAAAAAATACTTGCTATGGCCAAAAATGTCGGTTTTATATTAAAAGGTAAAATAGATTTAGTAAATGTTCAATATGAATATCAATATTTATATATCCTATATAAACCAGAATAAATAATATAATATTATAATATAATATAAATGGGTATACTGGATAAACCAATAGTGCAATTTCTCATAGGTGGTATAATTTTATCAGGTGGCACATATTTAGCTAATTTCTCTAGTCCTTTTTTAGCTAGCTTATTGGTATCATTTCCACTAGAATTAATTACATTATTTTTGATTAAAAAAAAACATCGCCAGAAAAATTTTATTTTTTCATGGATTACTCTATTAATAGGTGCTATCTCCGGCGCAATTATATTATATTTATTAATGGATAGTACGACAATTAACCATAATCAAAAAATTTTACTAGGTTTTATTATTTGGATTACAATATCTTCTATAACGTATTACTTAACAAATAAATAAACTACTAAATTAATTACTTGAATTAATTACTAAAATAAATTGAATAACTTTTATTTGTAAGATAAAAGTTATTAAAAGTTAACAATGTCAACTAACAAACCGATTCAACTTGGACTATGTTGTTTAAATACTGTTTTAAGAGGTCAAAATCCGTCTGTATTTTGTTCTAGAAAAATGATTATTAGAACCATTAAACAAAAAGGAATTATCGCGTTAAAACAAAAAATTCTACAAAATGTCAATGATTTATATACAATGATAAAATGGAATGAAAAAAATGGAATAAAAGTAATGAGAATATCCAGCGAAATGTTCCCGCATTATAGTAATTCAAGAGTAGTGTCATATGATATGGATTTTGTTGAACCTTTGCTGAAAGAAATAGGAAAATATGCTAGATCTTTAAATCATCGATTAACATTTCATCCCGGACAGTATAATGTAGTAGGAACGCCAAATGAAAAATATTTTCAACAAACAATACGCGATTTAAGTTATCACGCCGAGGTATTGGATAAAATGGAAATGGGGAAAAATTCGGTTATGGTGGTTCATGGCGGTGGTGTATATGGTGATAAAGAAAAAACTAAAAAAAGGTGGTGTGAAAATTATAAAAAATTGCCAGAAAACGTTAGAAAAAGACTTGTTTTGGAAAATTGCGAGAAGTGTTTTTCTATAAAAGACTGTTTGGACGTGTCAAATTGTATTGGTATACCGGTTGTATTTGATACACATCATTTTACGTGTTACAAATTACTACACCCCGATGAAGAATTTGAAAAAGAAGAGTATTATATACCAAAAATTTTACAAACATGGAAAATGAAAAATATTAAACCAAAGTTTCATATCTCTGAACAGGGTTCGGGTCGGTGTGGTCATCATTCTGACTATATTGAAACTATACCCAACTATCTTTTAGAAATACCAGAAAAATACAATACTGAATTTGATATTTTAGTTGAAGCAAAAATGAAAGAACAGGCAATTTTCAAATTGTATAGAAAATATCCATTTTTAGATTGTAAGATATAACATTAAATATTACATTAATATAATAAAAATAACAGTGTATTTACAACGCTATGATTAATATATTTTTTTATATGATTAAAATATATACTATATGATTTTATCTGGAAAAACAACCACGATGTTATCTGTTTTTATAATGACAATAGTCGCTATTATACGCGCTGATAGATTAAAGGAAATCAAGGACCTATTTTTTAACCCACGATGGCTTTCTAATATAATAATTGTAGTTATTTTTAGCGTGTATATGACATATACAAATCACGATGATAAAAAATTAAAAGATGCTATAAAAAAAGCCAGTTTAGCGTTAATTATTGCTGTTCTGGCACACATTAAAATGACAATATCGCCTTTTTGGATTGTATTTGCTTTGGCGTATTACACGGATGATTGGGTATAATATGCGTAAAAAAATACTAAATAAATATGTAGTATTTTTTTATGTTAATAAAATATATTTTATACAGTATCTCTCTTATTTTTATTTGTTTGTTTGTGTTTATAAAAATAAAATTTAGATTTTGGTCATCTCAACCAGTGTTTCATTTGTATAATTTATATTACTGGATAAATCCAGTGGGGTTGCTAGAGAGAAAAATACCTAAAAAATCCACGAAATATTATGATGTAACAATTGAAACACAAAAATATACACAATTAAATACTGAAAAAAAAGAACTATTATTTGGTTTAGTAAAAACCAATTTTTTACATAACCCTATCGCACAATATCAACCTACAAAAAAAGATATTTTTAATTATTTTATTTTACATGAACGAGCATGTCATATTTCATTTAATTATATATATCAAAATCGATCAAAAAAACTGATTTCATGTATGACGAGTAGACCTCTTGACTGTATTTTATATAACAGAAAAGTAAAGGTAGGCTATGTGGATTTTCTATGTGTAAAAAAAGAAAACAGAAAACAAGGAAATGCCCAAAAAACTATACACTCGCATTATATTAATGCTAGATCCATGAATTCAGAAAAAATATTTCTTTTTAAGAGAGAAGGATCTATTAATTTTATGGTTCCGTTAGTGGTTTATAATGCTTATGCGTTCAACATAAAAAAATACGATACAATAAACCATAATATACCAAATAATATAATGTGTACAATAATAACAGATGGTAATTACAAATTATTATTTCACTATTTTACAGAAATAAAAAAAAAGTTTAAATGTTTTATAACTCCTAATTTAAATCATATTAAATCACAAATCCAAAATAATTTGTTGTATGTATGTATGATTTTCGATAATAAAACCCCGGTAGGATGCTATTTTTTTAAAAATCCACATACATTATACAATAAAAAAAAGAGTTTGGAATGTTTTGCGTCATCCTATTCGGAAAATTATAAAGAAATATTCACGGCTTCATTCCAGAATTGTGTTTATTTAATTCGACAAAAGTATTTATTTGAAATATTATTAATAGAAAATCTCTCTGATAATAATTTATTAATCAAAGAAATTAAAAGAAAATGTTCTACAATATGGAAGGTAACCATGGCGTATTATTTCTATAATTTTATTTACAGACCTTTTGTTTCTAAAAATGTATTTTTACTAAACTAACGTTTGTATTTTCCGACTTTTGTGAATGAGTCACAAACAAAAATAACAAAAACTCCTAAAAATAAGTATAATACTAATTCTTCTGTTATATTTTCGGTTTTTTCATCTTGTTGTTCCTCTAGTAAGTGGATCATATAGTTTAATTTTTTCATTAGTTTTTCAGGATTACCACTGTTAACACCAACAGAATAATTTGAATTCATCATATTGTAATTAGGTATATATTGATTGTTTAATGTACTTGATTGATTGTTATTAGATTGTGATTGTTGTATATATTGTTTGTAATATTCATTATTCGCTTGTTGGGAATTATCTAATGATTTAAACCCTTCTATGTCAACAGTGTTATCATAATTTTCATCTTCGTCGTCTTCGTCGAATGGTGTTATGGTGGTACTTCCATCAGGGAATCCATTATCTTTTTTATCGACAGGTAATTTGGGCAACATTGGATTAGATATGGGTGAGTAATTTGCTAAAGATTTGGTTCCCTCATTTTCATTATTGTTGCTATTTTCGTTATCGCTGTTTTCATCACTATTCATAAAATTTAGGAACTGTGTAACTTTTTTCGAATTTACAGGCTTTCGTTTTCGTCTAATTGTCTTATTGTTTGGTTTTTTTATTTTATTAGATTCATCTAATAAACTATAACCTAAAGGAAGGGATGCCATACTTATAAAAACAAGAGAGAATAATTTGTATTCTTATCCTAAAAAATATATCATTTAATGTATATAGAATGGAATTTTTAATGGAAGTCATTTTAGTCACAATATTACTTGTATTGCTTTATGAAAAACCTGAATTTTTAGTTCGTTTTTCGAATAGCACTTTAGGAAAAATTTGTAGTGTTGTATTAATTATCGGTGTATCACAATATCATGGGTTATCTGCTGGTATTTTGTCTACATTGATAATATTAGTTTTGCGCAATACATGGTTAGAAGGCAATACTAATATTACCGTGGTTGATGAAGAAGTAAAATTAAATAGTAAAACAATACCAAAAACGCCTACATCCACAGAAACAACACCAGCATCTAAATCGATGCCAAAACCTACACCAACCGATTCAAAACAAAAAAAATGTGGTGACTTAACATGTAAAGCAACGGAAACATGTCAAGATAATAAATGTGTAGTGTCAACTACCGATCAAGTTGGTATGGAAAGACAAATGCAAAAAGGTGCTGAAACAAATACACAAGAAAGTTCAACAGAAAAATTTCAGTAAAATATTAATGAATATTAAATATAGTATTGTAGATATGTTTTCTGTGAGATTGAAACTATAAATTTTATATGTATATATTAAATATGAATACATATAAAATAAAATATTATTGTGTATTTTTGATTTTTTTATTTGGAATAGTTTTTTTAAATTTTAATGTATTTACCAAACCTAAAAGTATAGAAGAATTTAAACCATTTAGAATCTTTTATAATAAAAATCATAAAAAATTACGAAGGAAAATAAATCCGGTGGTGGGTAAAATTAAATCTCATTGGGAGAGATTTATAAAAAAATGGTGGTAATTATAATCTAAAGTCATATTAAATGAAATTATTTTTTAATTTTGCTGATAAGATAAATAATAGCAAATTATTTGCTGGATTGGTAATGATAATGTTAAATATAGGTTCAAAATATATCACTATCAAATTAAGCAAATCACAAGAAGAGTATTTAAAAAATTCTATTGCACGACAACTTTTAATTTTCTCGATTATTTGGATGGGAACACGCGATGTTATATTATCTATATTTATAACCGCATCTTTTATAGTATTAACGGATCATTTATTTAATGAAGAAAGTAATTATTGCGTTATTCCAAATTTTTTAAAAAATCACGCACATATTTTAGATGCCAACAATGATGGATTTATTAGCAAAGATGAAATAGAAAATGCCATGAAGACAATAAAAAAGGCAGAGAAACAAAAACGCAAACAAAGTCATTTAAATATGGCCGAAAGTTTTAGAAATTATAATTAAATGCGCGTAAATAAAATACGCATTTATTTTTACTATTATATATATATATATATATATATATAATGAATTTTCTTACAACACACGGACATCCAAACGCGCACCAACAGCAAGGGGAAGTTAAAAATAGCGAAGATAATCAACAATCACCTGAGAGTTGGTTACGTAATAAAAAACAAGCCATGAGAGACGAAGATTTAAGTATTTATAGTAAAAAAATGGGATTACGTTGTCCAAGACAAGGTAGTCGTGCTGATTATATAAGTCATATTATGAGATATGGTAAAAAATCATGTAAATTTGTTTCTTTAATACTTGAACCTTTACTTTATGAATTGAGAAAATTAAATTACACGTTGAATGGTTTAGGAATTCAGCCCAATCCTTCACGATCCATTAATGAGGTAAAACACATGATTCATGAAAAAAATAAGGTCAAATATCCTGACGAATTTATGTATGTTCAACTGCGACAAAACAATATGAGAAATGAAGATTTATCCACTTATTCAAAATATATAGGGTTATGTACAAATACATATTCCGGGTATGGCGAGGAAGTAAGACACATTCAGCGGAGAGGGAAAAATTCATGTAATTTTGTTCCTTTAATTTTAAACCCATTGCTTAGAGAACTTGATGAATTAAATCAAGAATTATCTAATTTAGGCGTTCAACCCAATCCCTCGCGATCTATTAATGAAGCAAGACACATAATAGAAACTATGACTACTCAATTAATGACAAAGCCATCCACTAGATTTACACAAGAAACTGGTTTGGCTCAACGAGATGTACTTACTGGTGAAGATACCAATAGCGCTCTAAGAAATTTTTTGGGTGGTAAAAAAAAGAAAACACATAAAAAAAAGAAAACACATAAAAAAAAGAAAACACATAAAAAAAAGAAAACACATAAAAAAAAGAAAACACATAAAAAAAAGAAAACACATAAAAAATAAGAATTACACAAAATTAAAAAAAAAATAAATATTAAATTTAAATATTTAATATTTATATGGATGATGTTTTAATTTCACCAAAAAAAGCTTCTTCTATTGATGGTATTGATTGTGAATTTTGCAACGATGTTGTATGCTATAATAAAAAAAAAATAAAACATAAAATTGGTGATGAAAATAATGATATTCAAAAATGTTTAATTGGTAAATCTGCTTCTGAGGAAAATATACTTGATTGTCTAAATTCTGAATGTATTATTTGTTTTGAAAAAAACAATAGCCCAATTGTAACATGTAGTTTATGTTCCAATTATTCACATTATACTTGTTATAAGAAATTTATAAAAAAAAATAATTTTTATAAAATGAAATGCGTCCATTGTGGAACCAAAAGTATACAATATAGAAAAAAATGGTGGCAATTTTGGTGCTGTTATTCTTGAAATTAAACGATATTGAAATTAAATTTGTGTTTATTCGACCAATGAATGAGAAAATTTACATAGTTTGTTAATTATGTAATTCCATAGCACATCGTCAGTATTATATAAAAGTTCTGAGGACGTATCGTTGAAATTTTGAACTAATTTAGCTCTCTCCAAATTTAAAATTCTCAGATAGATCTCCATTTGAATTTTTTCATATTCCGGGATTTTAGTAAATAATCGATTGCGTCTGTTTTTTACTTCAATTAATAAATTATCTTGTAACCCATCAATCTTAGCACTGATGTGAAATTTATATAAAATATCATCGGTACCTTTGATATCTAAAAAATGATATTTGTATAATTGCGAGTTATTGTCTGTTATGATTGTTCTGTGTTTTTTGTTGTAATTTTGAATAATTTTATTTTCATTTATGATACCTCTCCCCATGTTGATATCTTTGGTAATAAACTCATTGACAAGTGACATTTTTTTGTCAGGAAATATACTCGCGATTTTTTGTTTGATCGTTTTCTCAATTAAAATGCTCTCATCTGTGGTTTTACTTTTAAGTGCTGTTTGACAAGATATTTTTAAAATTTTCTCTAAATCTAAATCTTGGGGTTTCATAATTTTATCTGGATTTAGAGTTGTAAATAATTTAGCCAGTTCTTTTTTATTTAATGTTTTAGTGTCATTTAAAGTTTTAATCTTTTCTCCTGTAATTCTACATTTCATCTCATCATAAATTTCACTAATCTTACAATAAGGATTTCTTCCCACCATGGCAGCCACTTTACTGGCGGGCAAGCTAATATTTTTAATGATTGACATGGATGTATGGTGTATGTGTTTGTAGAGTTTTACTTTTATTGTTTTGTTAAAATATAACTTCAATTTTTCTTACAAAATATCAAAAGTAAAAAAGTAAAAAATAAAAAAAGTTTTATTCAGATTATTTTTAAGTTACGTATGTCACTGTATTCAAATTATCCCTAATAATATCTAAATATCTTTCAATATAACTAGGTTTTCCATCTTTTGTTTTAAATTATCAATTTGACACTCTTGTTTTTTCATTATACCTATCATTGTTGAAAATATAGGTATAATGTCATCATAAATCTTAATTTCTGGAGGAAGTACTAAAGGTACATCTTGTTGGTTGTGGTGCGCGTGTCTTATTTTTTCGTTCATGGAAGTACCATCATTTATCCATTCATCAAATTTACTTAAATTATCTTTAAAATTTTTTACTGTGATAAGTGTTTTTTTTGTTCTGGGTGACACCATTTGTGGACTTTGGATTTCTTGTTTTTCTTCACGAGTATAATTATGTTTACCATACCTTAATACAAATATGCGATTGTCAGGCATAATTTCACCTTCAATATTTTTTGCTATTTCATCTACTTGTGTTCGTAATTTTATAATTGTACCATCTAATTCTAATCTACGCTTCTTTTCTATCTCTAATTCTATTTCTTCCATAAGAACACGCTGTTGTTCCTTGAGCACCTTCTCATTTTCTTTCAGTTCTTCAAGTTTATCAATTAAATAGGATGTCATTTTTTTCTTTTATTGTTTTGTTAAAATATAACTTCAATTTTCTTTTGTTTATTCATTTTTTTTTTCAATATTTTTTTTTGTGTTTCTTTTATTTGTGATTGTAAATCATCTATTTTATCCATTAAAAGTTTCATTTCTTTTAATCTCTCCTCTTCTTTTTCTACTTCTGGATATTCTTTCCCATAAAACCAATAATAAGTCCCTCTTCCAGCATTGTAAGTTATTTTTCCTAAATTCACTAGAATATCTACGCCTTCATATAAAATTAATCCTAATACCATTGTTTATAAATAATATATATTTAATTTTATTGAGATAAATTTTATTGAGATAAATTTTATTGAGATAAATTTTATTGAGATATTAAATATATTTTATTGATATATATATATAATACATATATGTCTGAACTGGAAGATAAGGTTTTTTTTTTCGTTAAAGATTCGTTTTCTAATAAAAGTTTTACCGAAGAAAAATATATATTGCGAGGAGATGATTCGTCATTAAGATTTTATATTAATTTATATATGTCTAATAATAAAGTGTGTGAAATGAAAGACATCATTATAAAAAAACCAGATTTCGGCAACGCACCCTTTATTTTATGATTTAATTAAAAAAAATTTAAAAATAATTTATGAGTAATAATAAATGTTAAAAATTACAAAGTATTCTTTAATGATTGGTTTTTTATTTTATTTGTATAAAAATTATAAAAATATATTTTTTTATATTTATTCGAATACTTATTTTGGAAAAAAATACATACGTAAAAAACAATCAGATGCCATAGAAATTATAAAGAAAAACGTATTTAATAAGAAATGGGAAAATAATTATAATGTTTTATCCGAAGAAGGTCAAAGTGTTAAATGTATAAAAGATATTATAACAACCAGAAGACAGTTATTAAATAATAAAATTTCTGGAACAATTTACAACAAAAAGCAAACAAATGTTGAAATAGCAAAATATATATACAGTTTATACATGTATAGCAACCCCCTTCACAGTGACTTATTTCCAGAATTAAATAAAATGGAATCGGAAATAATTAAAATGGTTGGTGGATTATTTGATTTGCCGAAAAATGGGGGAGGAAATTTAACGACGGGGGGAACAGAAAGCACGATTTGTGCTATTAAAGCCTATAAAAAATATAAACAAAAAAAATCTTATTTTAATTATTCTCAATTAGAGGTTTTGACTACCAAAACAGGACACGCCGCAATTAATAAAGCGTGTGAATTATTAGATTTAAAATTAGTATATGTAAATTTAGATGAAAATTTTGTCATGGATGTTGTGGATTTACTAAGAAAACTTTCAAACAAAACATGCGTCGTCATCGCTTCTGCTCCCTGTTTTCCATATGGATTAATGGATCCAATTACAGAAATATCAAACGTTTGTGGGCATTATGGTGTTCCATTACATGTGGACGCCTGTTTGGGTGGATTTATTACTCAATTTGATAAAAGACAAAAAATAAGCTTTAATAAAAATATACAATCCATAAGTGTTGATCCACACAAATATGGATATGCGCCAAAAGGGTCATCTCTCTTGTTATGGAAAAACAAAGAAATAAAACGTAACCAATATTTTGTTGTCAGTGACTGGTGTGGTGGAATTTACGCTAGTTGTTCTTTGCCCGGTAGCCGAGTGGGTGCGCAAATAGCCACTACATGGGGTATACTTTTACATAATGGTCTTGATTATTATAAAACAATATCTTGTGAAATAATTTCAGCAACGAATTCATTAAAAAAATTTATTTCTGATACAAAAATATTTAAAGTAATTGGAAATCCTACTGTAAATGTTGTTGCGTTTAATAGTGATAAGTATCCACTTGGTTTAATAATTGATAATTTTAAAAAGAGTGGTTGGAATTTAAACATTCTACAAAATCCACTGGCATTGCATATTTGCATTACCCCCAATAATATAGACCAACTAACTGATTTTAAAAATGTAATAAATCATATATTAACTATCGAAGAAATCAATGATTCGGAAAATAATTTGGTTGCCATATATGGAATGGCCGAAAAAATACCAAATAAAAATATTGTCGATGAAATTGTGGAGAAATATTTAAATTATACCACAGATCTCTAATTTTCTTATTATAATTCTACAAATAAAATATTTGTGTATGTTATAATGAGAAAAGTAAATATACCTCTGGATAAGTTAAATATGAAAATAAAAGAAAAATACCCCAATACAAAACAAATCATCAAATTAAAAGTTGGTGGTCAAAACAACGAAGGTATTTTCAGATTATGCACTAATACAATTAAAGAAACGAAAATAAATATAATTTTAAATAAATTAAAAAGATTGGCAAGTATACTTGGAGAGAAAAAAGAAATTTTAGAAAATATTTTAACATCTCAATTAAGTAAAAAAAAACTAACTAGAGGCAATTTAAATCAATTAAAAGGTTTAATAAGTGCTAATATAATTAATCTTGACATTGAAGCTATTGAAAAAAAAATGATATCTTCTAGATTAAATACAAACACATTAAACAAAATAAAAACGTTACCTGATATTATAAATATAATTGAAAATAAAAAGGAACTTCCACAAAATTGGATTGCTGATATTGAGAATATATTAAATTTAACTGATTTAAATTTGCGTGATATTTTTAAAGACGATTTATATAAGTGGGGCGATGAAGCTAAAGATATTCTTTGTACTCAATTGTTAAAAATTAAATCAGATGAAATATCGTTAGGAAAAGAACAATTATCACAATTAAGAGTTTTTCAAATTAGTGATCCAACTAATTTAATTACATATAGACCAGGAGAAGTCAAAACACTTGAGAATGCTGGTGATGGCGGTATAAATTTATTTTCATTTACTATGAAATACAGCCAAGGAAAAGAATTATGTTATAAATGTCCACAAGGTATATTTTCATTAGAATCAAAAGAACAGCAAGATAGAAATAATGAGTATAAAGAAAAATTCTCTGGATTTAATATAGATTATACAAATGACCTCTTAGAAAAACTAGAATTTTTATACAATAATAATATTATTCATGGTGATTTAAATCTAGAAAATATTATGTTAAATAAAGATAAAAAAACAATAATACTTATTGATTGGGGTGAGTCAGAAGATATATCTCAAAAAGAAAAGAATATACGAAAACATTTAGTTTTTAATGATATTAAAAGTTTAATCACTAACATAAAAAATTTGTTAGAAAATATCGAAAGATATGCTCCGAATGGTGTTACAAAAATTTCACAAATGGCAACTATTGAGAATTTAATAAACAGGTTAAAAAGTTTACAATCCAAGTATTACAATGATCCGTATTCTATCAATGAAAGCGGGTCATATATGGCGTTTGGTGGAAGAGATAAAAAATTAAAAAAAACAAATAAAAGAAAAACCAAAAATAAAAAAAAGAAAAATCGACGTCAATCTCAAAAAAAAAAACATAGAAGAAAATCACGGCACTAAACCGGGAAAGTATCTATGTAATTTAAACTGATATTAGATATATAATTTAATTTATACCATTGTAAATAAATACTCCTCCCTCTGATTCTCGTATTTCGCCAACCACACCCAACCTTTTTTTCTCAAGTACCACCATTGTATTTCCACCATCCGTTTTTTTTTTCAAATAATATTGAACACCTTTAATAGTAATCTTATCAAGATGCGTCCATTTTTTTTTGTTCATATCTGGTGTGTACCAACCGCGAACAAAATTCTCATTACTCATGTTATCTATTATTTTCCTGCTCTGAATTATCCTGGCCGCCAAGTTCTCAGGAGTATAGCATCTCTTCTCCCCATCTTCAAATCGAATTTTAATCCGAGTTTCACCAATATAATTATCAACAGCATCGTTATCAAACTCATATTCGCCTTTCGGTTTTGAAAATATAAGTTTTCCATTATTTCGGTGTTGTTTTAAGAAAATATCAACAACCTTTCCCATATAAAATTTAATATTTGACCCCAATTTTGGCACAGACTCATTCATATTAAAGAATAAAGCAACTGATTGATTAAGCTCAAACCCGCACATTTTTTTGAGTGTTCGTCTTTCTTCAATAAACCGATTTGCTTTTTTCAAATGTGCCTTTTTCTCTTTCTTTTTTTTCCGTATAATTGCTCGTTTTTTATAAAACGCACTTTTAAATTTAATACCAAAGTTATTTTTTTCTTTGGGCAAATAGTTCGATGGGTATTGGGCTTTATCATAACTGGGTCCCCAGTTATTTGCCATTACTGCTTCAAATTTATTAATATTTCTCAACCAGATTGAAACAGGATTTTTACTAGAAAAGAGGACATTGGTTCCGTGTTTGGTTATAAGACGAACAACAGCACTTTTTTTTTTAATATCCCATTCTCTCTTATATTCAAAAGGACATAATTCGAAACTCTTTTTCATAGAATTCCATTCCATTCGATGGTACTTATCAAGCTCCGGTCTTTTATCGAACCAGAATCCTAAACACTGTTTTTTCTGTATTTTAACAAATGATATGATTCCCATATTCTTCCGATAAAAACCCCCTTTTAAGAATTGCTCCTTCACTTTATCCCAATTCATTCTCTTATCGACGCAAAACGCATAAATTATTCTTACAATATCTTCCGGTAAATTCTTAAATGTATATATCATGTTGTTAATTGTATTTTATACCATAATCAACACTTGTGAAAACCGTTCAATTTTTTTAAACAAAGGTAATTAATGTTGAAAACAAACATGAGAAGGGTGTAGGGTGATTGGTGGTATACCATATGTGGACTCACAAAGCGATGGGTATTTGACCAAGTTGGCAAAAGTGCTGTTAATCTTGTGTATTTATCAATAAGTGGTGTTGCCGCACAATGTCTCAGGATAAGAGTACTTATGAAGAAGGCGAAAGTATCAAGAAAGCCGCGTTTGATGGCACTTCGTAGGAAAACCAGAAAAATAAAAAGAAAAACACGTGGCAAATAAGCTTTTGGTAATATTTTATATATATATATATATGAATAATAAAATTCAAGAGACAGAATCTTCAAATTTAAGTAAATTTGAAATGTTACCTAATGATATTTTAGGAACAGTTGTTCAAACTGGAGACGATTGGAAAAAAGAAAAATTAATTGAATTAAATAAATTAAAAAACCGAAAAAAACAAAGACATGTTGAAGCTTGGGAAAAGAAAACCAATGGTACAAATCAAACTCCGGGATTTTGGACACGTGTCAGGGCAAAAACTAACATACCATATAAAACACTAGATGAATTTTCAAATAAACGAGATAATTGGGATAATATGGAGCGTGATGATAAGCAATATTTTTTAACCAAGGTGGAAGATGATAATCGTAATCAACTATTAGATGAAGGTTATGGTTCTCCGTTTGGACACACTAGTTACGAAAGAAGATTAAGATTCTCCAACTTAAATAATAGCATTTATTTTTTTCTTCAGAGAAAGAATCCAGACCACACCGAAATGAGGGGCAGTGTTGATAATTTGCAGTTGAAAAATTTAAATCTTCAAAATCATAAGCGGGAGTTGAGAGCAGAGGAACTTGATTATACAGCGGAAGATAAAGATATTGAAAGGAAAATAAAATTAATAGAAGAAGAAATTTCTGATATCCGGGGAAGACCAGATGGTATATCATCCTTTTTAACAAATGAAGAAATAAATACCCTTGGTAAATCATCTACTAACATGGAATATGATTTTAATAATCTACAAAAATTTATTGGTACTAGAGCAGAAGAAAACCATCCTGTCAAAGAAAGAAGAGAACAAGAAAGAGCAACGCGCAGAAGAAGAGTACTAGAAGAAGAGAGAGAAAATAATATTAACGATACTCGCGGGCATGAGTGGAGTGGTTCACCATATGGGACATTTACAGATAAAGGTGGAAATACATTTTGGAGTTTGGGTAGGGGAGGTAGAAAAACAAGAAGTAAGAAAAAAACAAGAGGTAAGAGAAAAACAAGAAGTAAGAGAAAAAAAATGCGTAGAAAATCTAGCGGAAAAATGAAAACGCGAAGAACTAGACGGCGTAGAAAACCTCACAGAGGTGGTGTGAGCGATGGTTATTCTAAATTACGACGACAACAAAGAGAAAAAAAGAATTAGAAAATCACGTCGCTAAACCGAAAAAAAGTCATGTCGGAGAATGGTTATATTTGTATGTCAGAAAATTACACAATACAACTTGAGAATAGTGTTAATTAATTTTAACCTGTAAACGTATATCTTTTTTTAAAAAATTAATTGAAAATATTATATTATTAAAATATAATATTTTTATTATATATAAAAACAATGAAAAATCGAACTAAAAATAAAACAATGAAAAAACGAAATAAAACAATGAAAAAACGAAATAAAACAATGAAAAAACGAAATAAAATTAAAAAAAATACAAGAAAAAAAAAACAAAAAGGTGGTGCTTCTCGCGAGGAATTAATAATTCAAGCTAATAAAATATCTTTAACTGAAAACATGCAAAATTTTAATAAGAAAATAAATAAACTTATATGTGTTGTTGAACCATTTGATTTATCAATATTTAACACAATAACTTCAAAATATAAAATAAAAAGAGATAAAATTTTAAAAAATTATAATGATGGAATTTTATTAGATGAATGGAAAAATACAGAGCCTTACATAAGAGACGAAGAGATGTTTGTGGAACAAGAAGAAACTCAAATGTTACCGCGTCCTCCTTGGGAGTATATATACGCCGTTAATAAATATAGAGAGCGATTTCCCGATGATATTGATGTGCGAAATAATGGAAATTATCAAACAATTTTAAAAAAAATTATGCATCATACTTGGGGGAAAACAGATATGATTAATGAACTTGGATCTGAATACAAAAGAGGTGTAGGCATTGATGCTTCGAAACCGTGGGATAGTATGTGTAGACAATATGATAGCAAGTTTATAAAAAATAATACAGCACAATGTAAAACTACCGATATTTATTTAAAAAGAAATTTGTCAAGTAAAAAAGATATATTATCGTGTAATACATTACTTTTAGGTGAAAATGGTACTCCAATGGAGATAGCAGAAAAAAATACTACAACGAATTCGCCTATAATCAGCAGATTTTTTTGCGTTCCACATGATGATTTATTTGGATTAATACCCAAACCATATATAAGATTGCTATATGATTTAATAGAAAAAAAAATAGAAATTAATTTATTTTCATCAGACGCCGATACAGAAGCTGTTCAATCTCAAAAAACATTTATACAACTGAATATTGAAAATGTTATTAATATTATGGATGGTATACAGGGTAATACTGTAGATGATATAATTAAAAATAAAATAACTTTTTTGCTTTGGACTAGTGACCGCATGGATAAATTAAAATACGTTTTTGATAATGTCAATTGGTTTATTAATTCAATTGATATAAATAGTGAATCTTTTAATGAAATAAAAGAAACGATTGTTGATTTAAAAATTTCAATTGATGAACACATAAATAAAAATAACTCATTATTAAAAGAAGAACCAGATAAATCTTTATCGTTTATTTTAATACCATGGGGCGGGAAGTATACGGAGGTTATTTTAAAATACATACAAAATTTAACACGACAGCTTTTAAGGATAATTTTATATAATTTTTTGCTTATTATATCCGGAGATAAAGAGAGATCTTGGAAAAAAAGCGGTGAATTTGTGAATGATTTCGTCGGTGTTGGAACTAGTTTTTTTGTTTCAAAATATATTTTAAACGGTCCAATTAGCAATAGTGTTCCGAGTTTGGCAAAAAAATTAATTACTTTTACATATACAATGGGAAAAACAGTAGGTTATACTCAAAAAATGAAAAACAGTAAATTAAAAGAAAAAATTAACCAATCCTGGTATAATGTAGTTAATAGAAATCCGGAAGCTACACCGTTTTATATACATTGGACTTGGTTAATGGAGACTATCACTATTATATTGAGTGAATTAGCAGACGCACGCGGCGAAAGATTAAATGGAGGAAATAGAATTAATTTTGTATCGTTTTTAAAATATTGGTCAAAGTTGGGAAAGTTATTAAATGTCCCGGGGGGTAATAATTTATATAAATTTTTTTCTACTATCCAAGCCGGGTATACAAATCCAGTTATTTTAAACGGTAATAATACTAGATTAATGGTTGACACACCGGACGCTGTTCAAATAATATCAAAACTCGATTTGGGGAAATAAAATATATAAGAAATAAAATTATGTTATCTAAATAAATTATGTTATCTAAATAAAAATATTATACAATATTAAAAATATTATTGTATTAAAAAGGAGTTGATTCCTGATTTTTATCTAATCCTTATTTTTCAAAAAATTAAGGATTAGCTTTTTAAAAAAATATCTGGATCAGTGGATTTTAGAATGTTTTAAATGTGCAAAAAAAATAATAAATTTATTTTTTTTTTGCGAGAACATTGGAGTTGGAGTATATTTTACATGGAAATTGTATCTCTATTGGTCGTTGCCGCGAACCAAAGTAAGGAAACAAAATCATCCAATTTGTCTACGGGGATGCTAAAAATATTTTGGGGCATACCACTCGCCCATAATTTATCTTGATTTTTGTTTACAAGGTTGTAAACTATATTTGTGAATTGATTTGAACAGTCTCTATCACAATCGCAATTATATGATATTAATTTCCATTTAGTTAATTGACTCTGTATGGATTCGCAAATTTCGGTTAAATTATACAAGTCATGTCCTACATTTTCCTTACCATTATTAAAATCTCTGTAAAACAATGACTTGCCAAACCACCATGATCCTACATTGAAATTATTTACCTGTGACCCCGGTGTACTAATTAACATTGATTTTATTAAAGTGTGTGAAATTGTTGTTGTCATTATGTTTTGTTTATATTAAAATAAACAAAAATAAAATAATTTCAATTTTATAAAAAGGTTACGATGTTACGTGACAAATATGTTGTTGACGCAAATAAAATACCACCCCACAATGTATCCATCAATATAATGGGAATTGTCCAGTTATCAAACATAACATACGATGTCGTTTCAAAAACACCATATACCATTACGCCCAACAAAAATGCGTCTAATATTGGCCTTTTCTCTCTTAATATAAAATAATTTAAGCCACCTACCAAAAAAATATAACACAAGCCAGCACTTAAAAGTGTCAATGGTCTCATCTTAATTGGGCTTTTTTGAATACTTTTAACTAAATTTCCATATATTTTGCCCATAGAAGTTAAATAAACACCATCTAAGGCCAACATAGTCATTCCTGATATTACTAAATTTTTCATATTCATTTATATTTTGTTTAGATAAAAAAATTGAACCTCATTTATTATAAAATATATAAGATACTCACAAGTCAATTCTACAATGCCAGATATTATTCTCTCCAATGTTTTATTTAAAAATAATGTTAAAAAAAGCATTATTTACCGTGATGTAGATACTCAAAATATAACATGGGAAAACATTTTCACTTTTATGGAAAGTAACAATAGTATTCCAAGACAATTTCTTGTAGCCCATAGGCACGATGGTAAAAAACTACTGGGAAAATCAGAATCATATCCGCTATTCGATTTTTCAAAATACAGATTAAAAAATGTAAATGGTGGTTATTTAAAAACAGCTGTTATAACTATTTCATCTTGTTGGTAAATTATTTAATTTTATTAGTATAAATATGGAAAAAAATATTGAAATATTTTTATTTGAAAATCGGCAAAACAAAACAAAAGTAAAATAATAAACTTTCTAAAAAAAATCGATTTTGGACATTTTAAAAATGTCCAAAATCGAAAAAAACGAATGAATTTATTTTTTTACTTTTGTTTTGTTTTGTAATTTTACTACAGTGTGTAAATAAATTTATACAAACATGTCTTATTTTCAACACTACAAAGCTTAAAAAAAGGCACTAAATCATTGTTGGAAAAAAATGATTTAGCAACTTTTTCTGTTTCATATATATGAAACAAATGAAACAAAAAAGTTGCCAAAAGTTGCCAAAAAAATATCACTGTGAAAAGTGTGACTATACATGTAAGAATAAATATAATTTTCAAAAACACTTAACCACTACAAAACACAAAATGAAACAAAATGAAACACAAAAGTATAATAAAAGTTGCCAAAGCAAATTATGCTGTGATATTTGTAAAACCGTTTTTAAAAGTCGCACCACACTATGGCGGCACAAAAAAACCTGTGATATTACAGAAAATCTAAATGTGAGTTTAGTAAAAAAAAATGATAATAATCATAAAGAAAATTTGATAAATACTCTTATACAACAATTAGCAGATGTTCAAACAAAAAATCAGATTATTACTGAAAAATTAGTAGAACAAAACCAAACAATAATAAAGCAAATGGCGAATACCCCGAGTATAACCAATACAAATTGTAACAATAAAATGACGATTAACATGTATTTAAATAAAGAATGTAAGGATGCTATGAATTTAGCCGATTTTGTTGATAAAGTCCAAGTATCGTTGGAAGATTTACAATATACAACTGAATATGGTTACGTAAAAGGTATCAGTAATATTTTTGCCAAACAACTACAGGATATGAAGCCAACAGAAAGACCGATACATTGTTCTGATAAAAAACGTATGCAATTTTACGTTAAAGAAGAAGATAAATGGGAAAAAGATCTACAGCATTCAAAATTTGATAAATCTATTGCCGATGTAACATTAAAACAAATAAAAAAAATAAGACATTGGGAAGATGTTCACCCAAATTTTATGCATGATGATATATTACGCAACACATGGAATACAATGATGCGTACAACAATGGGTGGCAGCGCGGATGATGAAATGTTAAAAAATAAAATGAACATTAAAAAAGAAGTATCTACTGTAATTGAGGTAAAAGATGCCATGAAAGATGACTTATAATTTATTATTTTTGTAAATAACTTATTTTGATATTATACAAAATAAGTTAAACTTTATTTATCTTGTATATATAAAGAAAAAATGTCAAAAAGAAAGTATTCTAAAAAAATAAATTCTCCTAGACACTGGTTAAAGGAAAATTTATATGAAAATATTATTTTGAAAAAACCAGATAAAAGAAAAAAAATATCCAAAGATGATTTTACTATTCCGGCATATAATGAATGGGAAAATTTTTTAAGGATAAATTATAATTGTTCGCAATTAAAACAAATATCAAAACACTACAAACAAAAGGTATCTGGAAATAAAAATGAGTTATATTATCGATTAGTAAATTTTTTAAAGTTTTCCAAATATGCTGTTTCTATTCAAAAACATTGGAAGGGGTATTTGAGACGACGTTATAATAATTTAAAAGGGAAAAACTGTTTTAAAAGAGAGTGTACTAATGAAACAGATTTTTTAACTTTAACAAGTATTAAAAATCTAAATTACCAACAATATTTCAGTTACAAGGATGATAATGGATTTATTTATGGTTTTAATATTAAATCTCTCTATAATTTATTTAAAAATAGTGACGAATTAAAAAACCCTTACACTAGAAAGGTATTTCCAAAAGAAATTGTGGATAATTTACAAATGATAATAAGATTATCCAAAATTTTAAAAGAAGATATCCAGATTAAATTAGTAGATAATACCACACATTTATCACAAAAAAAAATAATGGAGTTAAAAGCAATTTCATTATTTCACAAAATAGATTCTTTTGGACACATAACCGATGTCACTTGGTTTACAGGGTTGAACAAGGAAATGTGTATTAAATACATAAAAGAATTATATGATATTTGGAATTATAGAGCGCAATTAACAAACGACACTAAATATGCCATTTGTCCACCAAACGGAAACCCTTTTACTGGATTATCATTACAAACAATAAATCAAAACAGCGAACAATATTTAAAAAAGAAAATACTTGGTATTATGGAAAATATGATTTCAAAATCACAAGTTCAAGAACACCAATCTTTAGGAGCTTTTTATATTTTAGGAGCTTTTACGCTTGTGAATTTATCAGCGGCAAATTCACTACCTTGGTTGTATCAATCTGTTCATTATTCGTAAAAATTACGTTTTTCGCGTATATATTAGTTTTTAAAGACCTTAAAGCATAACAAATAATAATTATTATAATAAACAACTTAAAAGAATGACGCTTAACTTATTTATAAAATGCCAAAAAGTAAGAAATCTTCCAAGAAGTCTTCCAAGTCCAAAGCTGTCAAGGCGACACCCGTCGCCGCCCCTGTTGCTGCCGCCCCTGTTGCTGCCGCCCCTGTTGCCGCTGCCCCTGTTGCCGCTGTTCCCGAGGCACCAGTAACACCTACTCTAGCTGATGATTTTTCTCAGCTTCTTTCTGAGCTTTCTTCTCTTAGAAGTGCACTTTCCAGTGTTACTTCTCAGGTAAGGGCTCTCCAGAAGAAATCTGAGCGTGAGGTTAAAGCCGCGCTCAAGGCAAGTAAAAAACGCAAAAGCAAAAGTGGAAACCGTAAACCAAGTGGGTTTGTAAAACCTACCGCCATTTCTAAAGAGCTTGCTAGCTTTTTAGGAAAGGATGCTGGTGTTGAGATGGCAAGAACACAGGTGACTCGCGAGATTAACACTTATATTCGCGCCCACAAGCTTCAGGATCCTCAGAACGGTCGTATTATCCGCGCTGATGGAAAACTCCGCAAGCTTCTTAAACTCAAGAAAGACGATGAGCTTACTTATTTTAACCTTCAGCGTTTCATGAGTCCTCATTTTGCCAAGAACACCAAAGTCGCCGCTAAGACTTCAGCTTAATTATCAGATAATTAATAAATATTAAATATATTTTCAGTTATGTAAAATATATTTAATTTTCAATATATTTTCAGTTATGTAAAATATTCAAATACTAATTTAAAATATTAACGTTATGTAATACATATATTATAAAAAATGTTATCTAAAACACCAAAAAACACACCAAAAAACACATATTTAACAGTAATAAAAAATACTCAGTTAATTTCAATAGATTTAATAGTTAAAAATAAAGAAAACAAGTATCTTCTTGGTTTGAGAAATAATAAACCGGCAAAAAATTTTTGGTTTGTTCCAGGTGGAAGAATACGTAAATTAGAAGATTTTGCGGATGCTATAAAAAGAATATCATTAGACGAAATTGGAGTAGAATTAAATAATGGAAAATCACTTGGGGTTTATAGGCATCTGTATAAAGATAATTTTGACAATAACGATTTTGAAACTGAATATATCGTATTTCCTTATTTATTTACTGTTAATGATGTTGAAATTAAAACAGACAATCAACATTCTATTGTTAAATGGTACTCCGAAAAAGAAATTTTAAATGACCCATTTATCCATATAAATGTAAAAAAATATTTTTATGATACATCAGATAATAAAATTTTATAAAAATAATTATCATTTTAAAAATAATAAAAAAAACAGTGGTTTATAAAACCCTAATAATTATTTTTTTATTTAATTGCCTGATTTAATTACAATAAATGGATATTCGGAAAGAATTTTTTTTTCATTAATCATATAATGTTCTTTTGAAGACATTATTTCTTCTATTTTACTTGTCATGTCGTAGTCATTTTGAGTTAAGGCACTATTGACCCATGATTTAAAGGAACAAGAACATGACTTTGTTTCACAACTACATTTTTTATATTCCATCATGTAATCATATATATTAAATAAACTATCACATTTTTTATTATAATCTGTGCCTGATA